GGCTTAGTTGCGAGGTATATTATAATTATTATGTTTAATTACATCAAGTTAGATACAGTTACTAATCTGTAGTAATTGTTCTGATTTGCGAATGCAATTGAACCATCATAGTTGAATGTGTTAGTAGCAAATGGGTTAGCCACCATTCCATACCTAGTTTTGAAACCAATCTTAGGTTGGAAAGTATCTTCCCCTACTGCTCTAACCATTTGTAATGGTACATATGGGCAATAGAACAAACCAGCATCAAAAGCAGAAGAGCCTTTGTATCCTACTGTTAGATATTGATTACCTGAAGCACTTGAGAAGTATGGATCAACGTATACTTTAATTCTACCGTTCATCACACCAGCAAAAGTGTTACCTGTATCATCAACATTTAAGTTGTTGTTTAATGCAGGAGCGTAATCTAGTACACCAGCCATCTGTAAAGCAGAAGCTACATCAGAACCACAAATTAAGATGTTACCTTTTCCTCTACGAGTAGCTTTTGCAATTTCGTTAGCTTCTCTTTCAATCTGGAAGATTAAACCCTTGAATCTTTCAACTGACCAACGACCATTTGAATCTACATCTAAGTTAAATGTACCAGCAGAAGCTGTATTTGTTTGTGCACCAGCTTTAGCTGTATAGTTAATTGTTCTAACAACTTCTCTGTTAATTTCAGAAAGAATCTCTGAAGAAAGAATGTTAGATAACTCTTGCTCAGCGTCTAAACCATGAACTGCTTTAAGGTCTTGAGCTAATTCCATTGTGTACTCAGCTTTAAGAGCTCTTGACTTAGCTGTTACAGCAACTTTTTCAACTGAGAATGCCATCTGTTGGAAAGCATTTGTTGAAGCGTCGCCTAACTTCTCAGCATCAGCTGTAGATAAACCTTGTTCAAGAGTATAACCTGAACCAGAAGCTCTAGCTGTTGGATCATTACCAGTTTGGCCTGTTCCTGCAGAAGCGTCAACAGCTTGAAGTGAAGCTGTGTTACCAGAAGCAGAAGCAGAGAATGAAGTATTAGCTTCATTGAATAATGCCTCAGATCCTGATTGACTTGAGAATCTAGATCTTAACGCAAAGATAAGACCAGTTGGACCAGTCATTGGTTGTACACCACAAATATCATAAGCTACTAGATTTGGCATAGATCTTCTAACCAAGCTAATTAAAACTGGGTCAAAAATATCTACTGAACCATCACCAGCTGTAGATGATGAAGCACCCATTGCATTAGTTGGTGCAGCCTCACCTAATAGACTTGGCATTGTGTAACCACCTGATCCAGAAGCAGCTTCTCTTGAAGCCTTTTCCTGATTTTCTAAAAGAGTAGCAACGACTGACTTTTTGTGAGCATCTTTAATCTCTGGGAGATCTGGATGTTCAACAACAGGCTGCCACTTCTTCTGTAGTTCTTCGTTTACATATTGCATTTGTTGTCTCCTTGTTTAAAAATTTGCAATTTATTGTTATTTATAATATATTACTTTTTAACTGTTCTCGAAATAGCACTCATATAAGCAGCCATGTCTTTACGCTCTGGTTGAGTTTCCTCAGTCAAAGGTACAGACTCGTCAAAGTCACCTGCCACTTTAGCTTTTTCAGTAGTTTTGCTAAAATAACTTTCTTTGATTGTATTGAGCTTATTGACAAATGACTCGTCGTCTTTATACTCAACACTCTCAGCTAAAACTCTCATCTTTTCAGCTTGTGTATCAGTTAATGATTCACAAACCTCATCTATCATAGCTTCTTTAGTTGCTTCTGATATATCAGACTTAAGTTTTGCATTCGATTTGATCTCTTCATCTAATTTAGCTTCGAGTTCTTCGTTCTTCTGAATTAACTCTTCAACTATATCAGTCTTCTCTTCTGGAATCTCAATATAGTGCTCAGTGAATAGATCTTTTAGACCTTTGATGAAGTCTTCTGTTAATTCAGCTTTGATACCTTTTTCAACAGCTAACTTATTTTCTTCCATCCATCCCTCTACGACATAGTCTAGGTACTCGTCAAGTTTCTTAGAGAATGATTCTTTAATTTGTTCTTTTTCTGCTGTAACTTCTTTGTCAATGTCAATCTGATAAATCTTTAACTGCTCATTGATTTTAGCTACTACAGCACTTTCAAAAATTACAGTTGCTTTATCTTTAAATTCTTCTGATAAAGTTTCGTCAGAAGCAAATAGTGCTTTAATATCTTCCTTAAGGTCAATATCTTTAGCTTCTACTTTCTTTGCATTCTCAACTACTTCTACTGTATCTTGATCCTGCTCTGAAGACTCTTCTACTTCTTCCATCTTCATTGCTTTCAGCATGTTACCATAACTAGCAGCCATGTTACCATATTTCATGCCATTCATTTTATTTACGACAGCGGTAATCATTGCTACTTTTGATTTTGGTATTTCTGAAGAACCTTGCTTTGGAGGAGTCTTTTCACCTTGGTCTTTTGACTTACCAGGTGCTTTAGCTTTCTTAGCTGCTGGCTCAGGAACTTCAGATGGATCTCCCATTGAAGCCTTGAACTCATCTAGCTTTTCTGCCTTCTCCTCGAGCTGTTCTTCCTCTACAACAGGGGTGTCCTGTTCTTGGATTTCTAACTCTTTTTTTTCCATTGTTTGAGCTCCTTTGGCTATTGAATTGTTTTAGTTATTTATAATATTAAAGTTTTTTAAGAAAATTTTCGAACACTTCAAGACGCTTTTCTTCTGTCAATTTCCTGTATTTTACAGCATCCTCAATCTCATCTTTAATCTCTTCTACCTGCTTTTCAACCAATATACCATTATTCCATACCCATTCTTTGCCTTCCATAATACCTTCTACGAAAGCATTTGGAGCTGAAGGATCTGCAACAATGTCAGCAGCTGTTGCTAAATAAAAGTCGTCCTGAACTTCCTGGGCGCCACCTTTGTCTTTTAGTGAACCCATACCTCTTGAAGAAACACCTAAAGTAGCTCCTTCGTTCATTAAATTTTTAACTATATTTCCCATTGGTGTTTCCATAATTTTTGCTTTACCCATGATGTTATCACCTTCTCTGTAAAGCTCTGTAACCATATGAGAAACTCTATCTAAGTTAATTGTAGGACCCATTGGATGTCCTAACTCTCCAAAAGCTCTATTCTTTTCTACAAACTCTTTTGAATATCTTTTTGTTTCTCTTTCAAGTAAACCAATTGGATATACTCTACCATTTCTATTCTTAACATTTCCTTGCATGAAAACACCTTTAATGAAGTGACTCTTTTCTCCATCTTCAGTCTCC